AAAAGATATGTTTTGAATATATGCTAATAATAATACTATAATTACTGTGTATATCATAGATCTTCCATTAAAACATAAGTAATTTCTTTATTCATCTTAGTAGCATAAGCAATCTCTGCCTGTACTCCTGTTGACTGTCTCACTTTCTCTATTCCTTCTTCAGGAATGAGAACGTAGATCTCATCTGCCCAATCAATGAACTGATAATCAATCTTCTCCCAAAACTCCCATGTTTCAGGAAGTCGATCTTCTTCATTCTCAGCAGTTGTCAACGAGTGACAATGACTGATCGGACTGAATACGTTCATCCCTTTATTGAGTATCTTAAGAGTAGCCTTATTAGCTTGTCTGTAAGAACTCTCTGTCATTCCTGTATAAGGAATCGCTAGATATATTCTCTTCATTTCTCCATTTCTTCAACATTCTCTTTATCACAATAACAGAACTTCTGTTAAGTTTAAGTCCCTGCTTCTCCATCGAGACTTTTTCTAAGTTGGGCAAAACCTTTGAAGTTACCACTATATCCTTGAACAATTCTATTAACCTCATCGTCTAATGGCATTATTAATGAATAACTTCCATCATCGGATATTGCATCTGTAGAATCCGTATAAGGTATATAACCACTTACATTGTTTTTATACTCATATTCGTCCATTGCTTTAGCACAATGTTCAAAAGGACTCATATGACCCATTTTAAGAAGTCTTTCATAAAGCTTTAAATCAGCTTCATAATCATCCTTACCTTCAAAATTAAAGTATGATACTCTTGCACATCGAGCAGTAGCTATCTTAACCTTTTGATCTTCCAACCATCCTGCGTAATGTGTATTACCAAAGTCAGGAATACGTTCTGCATCGAATACATCACCAAAAGGAATATGCCACTCACCCGCACTAAGTTTCTTAGGTTCATTGTTATTGTACTCATCCCACATCATCTCAGCAAGTCTTGAGATGTGTATCTCAGCACCTCCTTGATTGATTTGTAACCATTCAATGTTACTCAATTGAGACATGTTCTTATGAGTCTCAACAGCATCTTTTTTACTCCTTACAATATGAGATGTGAATACTTCACGATCTCTTGGGTCATTCACTTCGTACTGAGGACATCTTAACTTAAAGAAATTCTGATATTCAGTAGCTGTTACAATTACTGTATGCCACATGAACGGTTCAAGAAGACGATTAATGATCTGCTTAGTTGCTCCCTTTGCAAGTAGTCGTTCTGCTTGTTCTACAGCATTATCTCTTGCAACCAACCAATCATTCGTATTAAGATCAATATCACGCTGTTCAGTGAAATATTCTGTTCCCTGCATGCCCGAATGATTCTTCTGCCATGCAATAGGAATGAATGGATCATTCTTGATCTTTTCAAGCATTTTAACCGTAGGTACTGCTCTACTTGATGCTGAGTTACGTGAGAACATCCTGTGTGTATTGAACTCTGCAAGTACAATACGTGGAAACGTACACACGAATGATGTGATACGGTCTCCGAATTCATTGATAGAATCTGCAATTATTGTCGCATCAATTCCATTATAATCATGTTCTGCTAATGTTTTAGCCATTTCTCTCCTCTTTTATTGCATAGTCAATAGAATCCCAATTGATTCCTAAAACTGACTTTGCCTGTTCTATGTTCATCATGATAATTCTTTATCTGCAATATTCCAATCTATCTCTTTTTTACCCAACATGTACAACATTGCATTACACTTGCTGAATATTTTAGAACCATAGAAACCTGCCTTTCCTCCTGCATATGCTTCTGCTGCAGGATGAGGTGCTTCTATAGTAAGTGTCTTATCGGGATCAAGAAACTTCTTATACTTCTGAGCTTCTTTACCAAGAAGTATAAATATGATATTATCATTCTTTTCATTAAGAGCACTTAACACACATTGTGTAAAATTTCTCCATTTAAGAAGATGTGATCCGGTAACCCCTTGTTCTACAGTAAGTGCTGTATTGAACATGAGTACTCCTTGTTCTGCCCAACCTTTAAGCGTGTAATCAAAGTTGACACCTACAGTATCAAGATCTGATTCAAGCTCTTTATGTATTGTTCTCAACGATGGAGGTATCTTACCTGTTGTTCTGTTCATATCAATTCCAAATGATACTCCTAAAGCCTGACCCTCACGTATGTAAGGATCAAGTCCTAAGAATACAACCTTTACCTCTTCAAAAGGTGTAAGGTTGAAAGCAGTGAACATTTCCTCATGAGAAGGATATATTACCCTTGTCTCTCTTTGTTCTTTTAACCAAGTACCGAGATCAAAGAACTCTTGACTCAAAAGGTATTGTTGTAAAGCGATATACCATCCGTTACCGAATAGCTTCTTGAATACTTCTTCTGCTTTCATTTATGATATACTCCTTTTTAAATGTTTCTCTTTCATTGTACAGAGAGGATCTTAACTCATCATCTATTGAAATTGTCACAGAAGACCCTTTATTCGATAATTGTTTTTCAAGACTCTTTCTGAACCCTTTGTCTCTGCATAATTGCAAGGCAAGTTTGGACTTATCATGCATAGAATGAAAATTAAGGATCTTATCCTTCGCGATCTCACTCATTCTACTGAATTTACTGTTAAGAAACATCAGGTAATCTCCCACATACATGCTTGGTATTCTGAAAGTGAACATCTTGAATTCTGTCCCAAGTTCTTCCTCTTTTACAAATGAGTGAGAAGCTCTGAACAAAGATTCTGTTGTATCATATGAATATGAAGAACGTGTTTTAGGAGGTCTCATGAGAACCCAAAGATATTGACCTTTAATATCCTCATGATAGCAATATGCATTCATAAGATGATCGGTATAACTGAATGAGTCTCTATCTCCTCCGAGAAGAGGTAACAGCATTATAGAAGACTCTGACCTTATCATCATAAGTCCTCTATATACATTGTGACCACCCTTAGAATCAATAAGTTCAAGTGTACGTAACTGATACCAACCTCTCATTGGAATATGAACAAGATCGTCTTTCCAAAGGATCCTTTCATTTTTCACCTTTACACCTTTTATGAACCCGGTATCTTCTTCAGGTACTGTCACAAGATCTTCAGTAGATATTGTAAAATGTACATTGAATCCATTCAAAGCATGAATATCAATAAAAGGATTATTTGGAACTGTCATTGAATATCCTTGCCTGTATCGTTGCACTTCCATATGCTGCTCTTTCATATTCCCATTTATCATTCTCAATATGCCACTTGGCGTTATCGATCATTGTAGTCACAGGAGGATATTCAGTATAACCTATCGTACCTCCTTTATAAATAAATCTTTTGACATCATCAGCATTCATATCAACCTGTAAAGGAGCATTATCCCCTTTATGTACAAATACAAAACTGAACCCATAATCTACAGAATAATCTTTCAATTCCTCATTCTGTTGAATATAATATTCAAGGGCTAATGAATACATTGCTGCTTGAAGAAAATATCCATACTTGATTATAGAACCCATCAGTCCTTTATGATCGGATGAAGTTGTTTTAAGGTCGATACCTCTTATGCATCGACTCTCATGATCTATATAAAGAATGTCAAGAAGTACTTTTGAACCATTGAAATAAATAGCTTGTTGATAAATGACCTCTTCTTTATCGGAGATCTTAAATCTGTTCTGCCCTTCAGGTATATCTCTTACAAACCAATGTCTGAGTCGAGAGGCAAGAAGCATATACTTCATTGAGGTAAGCATATTAAAATCTTTCATGTCCAATGATAATTTATCACCTACACTTGAAAGTTCTTCAACATATCTACGCCCACCTGTTGATTCAAACTCTGCAACAATAGCTTCTGATCCGGGTCGTTTTATTCCTGCTTGTTGATATGCAGTAAAATAATGATCTATTGGATTGAAATTATCAGTTGAAATGGCTGCATCTTTCATATGAGACATGAATCGCCCTATACCAGTGTCTTTACCGGCATAGGGGTCATCATTCTGCATAAAATGAAATCGTTCATTCAACACCTTTTCATTATCAAACATCATTACGTCAAACGCATCTCCCATTTTAAGAGCATGTGATGTTTCCTTTCTCCCTTCAAGGAGTGCTTTCATCTTCTTTGGATGTTTAAGCATCTCCCATATCATCGAACGTGATATTGCTTCTACACTATGATAATCTCTCATTTTCATTCTATGATTTCAAATACTTCTGAGACCGCACAATAATCCTTATCAATCTCTTTTATAATATTTACGAGCTTAGGTCTCATATCCATTATAAATTGTTTTCTCTCCTCAAAGTTAAGTTTTGATTGAGGAATCTCTCTTGTTAGTTCATAGATCTCGACAAGATCACTATGCGATATAAAAAGATGTTCTTTCTTCATATATGCTTCAAGTGCTTTTCTCCTGTATTCAAGAATCTTATCAACCTTTATATATGGATGGGCATAAGCAAGATCATCCCAATATAAATATGTATATTCACTATTGTATTGTATCATACGACCGGTCAATACTTGAAACAGATGCATACAGGTCTCATCACTATGATCATCAACTATTTCAGGTGTTTCTGAGCTATCGGGTACTTGAAACATCTTTTCAAGTCTATGATTGGCAATTCTGATATTTCCCATTTCATTGTTGATTTAAGGATTGAATCTCAAGATTCTCACTTGTCATGAAATATAACTCTCTCATGGGTACTCCCATTGCAACATTTGCAAGATGATTGGTAAATAATGATACCATTCTACCTGCTATCAATGCTCCGGTATGACTTGTAGCTTTCAATGAGCATATCTGATCAGGAAGATCCTTATCGCTGAACAATGTCTTTTCATATTGGTCTTCATTGTCAGGTGTCACAAAGAATACTTGATAATCCTCTATTGTCATTCTTCCATCAATGAATATCTCACGGTCCTTTTTTGACTTCCAATTGTTGAACATTGCTTTTCTTGCTTTCATATTGTCAAAAGCTGAAAAACATACAGGACTTACATATGTTCCATCGACTATTTTTGTCTTGAATACATGAAGTTGATTTCTATCGAACTCAGTAAGTTCTAACACCTGTTCTTTGATAGCATCAACTTTGCTCATGTTTATATGGACACGCCCATATAATTGTCCTGCAAGATTCTCTATGTCAACAGTGTCATCATCATATACAAGTATCTCATGCTGACCTGTTCGGGCAAGTAATAAAGTAAGCCAACTACCGATGGTGCCTGCACCACCGATAGTAAGCTCTCTATTCTCACCATACCATGTCACACTATTGAATCGAGTGTGTGATAATACGGTATTATTTTCCATTACGAGTATGTTTCTTTAGCTGATATCATATTCTCCTTAAGAACACCGATGATGTCCTTCACCTGTCCCTCATACTCACCTTTAGCATGATTGTCAAGTATCTGATTTGCGATCTCAAGTCCTTTATTGACTCCGTTTACACCGAAAACATCACATGCACAAAGAGCACAATCTCCAAAGATATGATTCAAAAATGCATCATAGGTATTTGGATCATAATCATTGATATCCTTGAATATTTCAAGAAGATTCTGTGATACTCCAACTTCTCCACCTATCCATAACTTTAGAAATGTTACGGCATTTGATTCGTTAGGAGCAAGTATTTCCTGACCTCTTTGAAATGAAGGTATCCAAGTTTGATCATCATTGGGATCAAAACTCATCATGTCATCATCGTCAAAGAAAGCACCTTGGCCGAACGGATCAAGAGAAGTGTGATAATTTTCCCAATTCGGTCTACCATTTACAATTTTACTAAGTGATTTTGTCTTTGCAACATTTGCTTCACGAAGCTCTTTGATACGGGTGATCATACCTTCATCATCCTCTGCGCTTTCGATCTCAATATCAAGATCCATCATAAGAAGTTTCTTACCTCCTGTAATTTTAACAACTGATTCACCAACACCTTCTTCATCAAAAGGGATCTCTGTATCAGCAACATCGATCAATTTAACGATCTTAGCTTTATAATCAAGAGTATAACCTACGATAAGAGAAAGATAATATGATCCATTATCACTATAATGAACAGCATTCTCATGAAGCTCATCCACATCGGTCTCAGAAAAATAGATCTTCATGTTATGATGAGTGTGTATAAGTCCTGTTCTACTCATAAAGTATTCAGGACACCTTTCATCCATCTTTACGATCTCCTCGGCTTCATTATCACTCTTTGTATATGCATGAGAACCAAGATCCATAGGATATATATCTACGATCTTTGCAATATAATTCTCAGGATCGGATATTGACCCCTGTACAGCCTTATACATGATGAAACCACACCATTCTTTATCAATGTACTTATGAAGAGTGTCAATTCTGTTCTTAACCTCCTTAGAAATTATCAATTTCCCCCGCTTCTTCATATGAATTTCCGGGTATCTCATTTTCCTCTTCGTGTTGGAGGACTTCTGTGTTTTCGTTTTCTGTGTCATCTGTATAGAAATATGTATTAATGATGTTGTTTATTCTGTTAGTGATAGCGGTGACCATTCTATCATTGATCTGATCATATACGGTCTTTGCGCATTTAATGATCACATTACGATCCTCTTCAGTGATACCTATATGTATATCAATTTTTTCACCTCTGAAATAAACATTTGAGGTTTCTTTACGTGTTACAGGTGTCAATTCAACAAGATTCTCTCTGAATTCTCTACTATCAAATGTGTTTTTTTTGATTCCTTCTATCCCAATAAGAAGATCACTTATCTGACCTCTATCTATTTCCAATCGTTCAGTTGATATCGCAAGGTCAAGATTTTTTTGTGGAAGTTCTGATATGACTTTACTGACCATTGCAGTATTGTAATTTATGATCTCTCCTTTATAAGGAGAATAAAAGTCTACCATTCTACCATATGGACCTCCTTCAAGACTCTCCCATCTTATGAAACTATCTATATAAAGAAGATTCTCATAATGATCGACCCTTGATGCTGACCTACCTGTTCTCATTTGATTCTTTATATCGGCAGTTCCAAGACATATACCCGAAAACCTCCCATCATGAGAACTTGCTACATGGGGGTGACATCTATCACTGGTCGATAAATATCGGTCTCTGAACATTTGAAAATTGGAAAATCTTACAAGATTACTTTTAGAGTAACATATATACTTCATTTTGGAATACATACCTTTAATAGGTCTTGTCTGTCCTTTTGAATTTGAGACAATAAGATCACCATGATACGTTATAACCTCAAAATAATCATATTTTCCCTGACGGAGTACATATTTGATGTCAAGATTATCGAATGTATTGAATGTCAGGTAATGATCCCTGACAACACCTTCCATTACACTTAGATTTCGATTGAGCCTCATCATCTGAAGATCAACTTCGTCTTGCTCAGGATCTATACTCTGAATAATTATATGTTTCTCATCATCGATCTCAAGATCAGGATGTATGGACCAATGATTATATCCTTCACGTTTCGATAGATAAATAATGTGTTCATCATATTTTAACATAAAAATATGATCATCTGTCAAATTTGTCATAATAATGTCTTAATAGTAAAAAAAGGGAAGAGTCGTTAGACCCTCCCCTTTCAATTTTTGATCAATGGCGTTTGATCACTTTGCTCTCTTGGTCGTTGACCTGATAGAGTTGAAATCTTCATTCAACTCTTCAAGTGTGGCACCTCCAAATACTGTTGGTACCTCACCTCCTTCAGGAATAATGATCGCAAGAACATTGTCGATCTTCTCATTTACCGTAATATGAGCGATATCAAGTGTTTCTTTTGCACTTCGAAGTTCTGCAACTGCTGCAACAAGCTCCTGACCCTCCTCAGTGGTTGCAACTGTTGCTTCAGTTGTTGTTTCTTCAGCACCTTCATAGCTATCAAGTAATGAACGCAATGCTGTTGCATTGTTCATATGATACCTTCCAAAGTGCTGTTGAGCAGGTTCTCCATCACGTGCAATGATAGTCTTGATCTCCTCTTTCATTTCAGCATAGCTTGCACCGCCCTTCATCTGAAGTGGTACTACAAAAATGAATACCTCATTGAGATCAATAGGAATCTGAGCATTGTCATCTACAAGGTCTGTCCTTGTTGACTTCAATACTACACGTGCATTCTCGAATGAAACAGAGTGTCCTGCCTCTGCAATAGCATTCTCAAGCTCCTTTCGAGTTGTTCCCTCGAAATTCTCAATAACAAGTGGTTGACCGTTACCGTCAACCTTAATATAAACTGTTCTTCCTGTCTGTCCTGACATAATAATAGTTTTAAGAAGTTAATTGCGCACCGTTAAGGTGCTTTTCAATATCACTCATTAGGAGTGAATACGCATCTTTTGCATCATTGAAGTTCTCCGCCTCATTACCGAATACATTACCTGATGTTACAAGTTCCATGAGAATATCCTCACGTTCATCATAAATATCAGATACCCATAGTCTTAAAGTATTGATATTAAGACTGTTAATATCAGTATCAGGGAGAAGTTTCTTTAATGCCTTCTGTGTATTTTCCGAAATAATTTGTTTCGGCATCTGTGTTGATCTTAGTAACCGTAACTCCGGTGAACAGATCAATGAAGGAATTATTGCCTATTAGAAGATCCACCTTATCAGTGAATCTTGCATTCATTCTATCCGCAATTATCCATATTCCATCATATACAGGTATTTTACATGTATCATTGTACGGATATGTACCTTCAACATATACTGAGTCACCGGGAGAGAATACACTCTCAAGGTCTCTACTGATCGCTATATAACGATGTTTTCCGGGGTCTTTAGGATCTATCTTATAACCGAATGCTGTGACCAACGGTGAAGAATCACATTGTGACTCAACTGCTTGGTATACTGTTGCTGTTACAACCACGCTTCGATCATGATCTAATGATAATCCAGTTGACAATAGAATTGACAACATTAATGTTCCTATCATTTTTTACGATTAAGTTCTAAGAAATCTTCCATTAGCATATGCACATAACGTCCCTCCTCAACGAATCTGCCTTTAGGGGTCTTGACTGTTTTCTTTTCAAAGATTACATTCATTTGACCTTCCTCTTCAGGCATTTCGTCTAATATTGAGACGTAATCGAGCCGATTAGCATTTGTTTTACATTGGACGTTAAGGGTACCTGTATAACACAGGTCTACCTTTTGATCATCCCTTCTTCTGCTTTCGGATCTTGATGTGACAACTTCAGGATATTTGTCTCTAAGCAACTTACAACACTCTCTCTCCCAACTATGTCCTGCAGTTCGATTTCTCTTACCACTCATCACATTTGTAAAAGTCGCTTTGTCATTATTTCCGCACTTTCTTTCCCTTTATCCTTACAATGGTCTGTAATGTCCTTTGTCCCATCATCATTATGTATGGTTATTATTCCGTACATTTCTGAATGTCTCTGAGCAAATGAACGTCCTGACGTATCTGGATCTCCCCATATGTACACCTTTTTAAATCTATTCAGAATACTTTCCATTTGTTCTTTGGGAACATTGATCGATTCTGCCTGTGGTGCAAATGATGGGATGCCAAATTCATACATCAGCATTACATCTTTATAGGACTTCTGTATCACACATATATCACCTTTCTCAGGAAGTAGGTCGTATCCTTGAAGGGTCGGACCTCCTGATATGAACTTTAATTTCTTTTCGAAAGGTCTGTATACTTTCCATTCTTTCTTGAGATCGTACGCATATGATGGGGTTCTACATACATATCTTGCGTTATCGATCCAAAACATATCAATGGGCGATACTTTGAACTTCTTAAGAGTGTCAGGGGTTATCCCCCATTCTCCCCATATAAGAATATCATTGTCATCCGCTTTGCGTGGATGTACTGTAATTTCAGGATACAATGTTGCACGTTTTGCATATGTTCGTGTATTGATACTTCTCACTATGAGTCCTGTATCAATATCCTTCCACACACGGTTCAACACTTCACTGAAATCCATACCGGGATTCAGTATGGAAACAAGATCGAATACACCACCTCTCACACCTGTCCCGTAATCAACAAATCTTATTTTACCATCTTTACCAGTGTATAATCGGAATGACGGTGTATGATCATCACCTCTCAATGGTGAATTTATCATCTCGTTCAGTTCCACATTACCGATATAACACCTGTAAATATCCAATTCAGTCGCATTTTGCAATATCAGATCCGGTGTAAGATTCTTGTTTACGTTTATAGGCATGAGTGATGGGTTTTCGATCAGTTCAATCTACCTTGGGATCAATTCCAAGGACTATCGCCTGCTTCTGCCGGTTGTCCAGCAGGTTGAGCGTTTTCATTCTGTAGAATGGCTGCAACATTTCCTTTATACTGCTGCCAATCAAGACTATTCTGATAATCGTGCTTATATGCACCATACTCATCAGCAAGTGCCTTACCTATTGTAGAATAAGGATTCTGATATGAACGTGCATACATTTTACGATATGTACCCTGATACTGATTGGTCTTACCATTACTATCAGAGGTCTTAACACCATAAAGCACATAGAATGAGTTCTTTACTCCATGATTTGCTTGTTCAAGCAGACCTTGGAACTCAGATACATTACCTGTAAAGATAGCATCCCAATTATCAAAATAGAACTCTTCACCTTTCTTTCCTCCTTTGTGGTTGATCCAAGCACGCAACATATCAACAAGTTGCTCCTCTCCCTCAAATGCAGGTCTTGCACCTTCATTTTGGAACCAATCATATGATGGTGCCTCATCACCCCTTGAATAACAGAACTGAGCAAAATTATTTGTCCATTGCTTCTTAAGACCATCCTGTGTCTTACGTTCTTTCTTCGTCACAAAGAAACTTTCACGGTGAAGAAATCCTTCCATCTGAGGTACTGAATACCAAAAATCCAAACGTACACGTTGATTTCCGTCATTATCAGTATCTACATTGGAAAAAGGCTCTTTAGGATCATCGAATCCAAGAACCGTCTTCATCTGTTCAACTGTAGGAGATATTGCTACGATCTCTGTAAGAGCAACCCCTGTCATTAACTCGGGTCCTCCTACTACCTTCTCCTCTGAATCTCTTACTGTAAAACCCATTTACTCTACAACTTCATTATCAAATTCTCCATTTGTCTCTGTGGTTGTTGACTCCACATTATCAATAATATTGAATACATCATTGATGTTCTTAGATGGTTGCTTTGTACGCACCTTCTTCAGTTTTGGATGAGTGAACAATAGTTTCACATCATCATCACTCAGACCGTAGTAATCCTGAATACAACCGATTTCTGAATTGTAAGCTGTACTACTTGTCGTTCTTGTATAACCACTATGCAAAAGTGAGATCACTTCTGCTATACTAATGGTCGTTTTCTTAACAACAGGAGTTACCGCTGCTGCATTAGTTATTGTTGTGTTGTCTTCCATTTTAAATTAACACTTAAAGAACCCCATCTATTTATCAAGTTCGGTGAATATATTGTTCCAATGAGCAATAACTTCACCATTTTCATTCTTCTCTGAAAGCAATATCTTCTTACCGGTAAGATGTTTTGCACGTGCTTCACACACTGATACACCTCCTCCATCAAAATTGACATATACTTTATCTTTCTCACGATACAACAATCCGATCGCATCTACCTTTGAACACATGATACGTGACAGTTTACCTGTCAGATCAAGTTGCATCTCAACGATCTCCTTACCGTCCTTCTCAACCATTTTATCATTCACGTGACCTGAGAGTATCAGACACTTGGTTGCAAATGGTTTGAACTTATCAACGATCTGTTGAAATGCTTCGCGTAAGTAAAGATACACGAAACTACCACATATTTCTATGTGGATTAGACTATATTTTAAATTTTATTATCTGTAGAAAAACCCCTCGAATGGAGTTTGGGTAAAATCATTCCACCTTAGAAACTCATTACGCATTTTATTACGCCTTTCTGCTTCTAATCTACTTGGATATGTTTCTACTAAATTACCGTTAAGATCAATTTTACAAATCTTAATTCCTCTGGATTTTTGATTTGCTCTTTTTAATCTTTCTTTATGTTGTTTTGAGAAACCTTTTATCTGTGACCAATGTTTAGAATAAGAATAATCTTTATTTTCATCATAATCTTTTTCATATATAAAAACATGTTCTTTTATATAATTAAGATTTCCTTTACATACTTTACTTATATTAGTGGATTGTGTTCCGTAATAATTAGCTGCATCAGAAACTGATTCAAATCTTTTCTTTTTCTTACCTGTATGTCGGTCAAATGATATTATTGGCATTGCATTATGCGCTTTAACTTTCTTTTTATGTTCTTTGGTCTTATTTAATCTTTGAAATTGTGTTGAATTATCTAACATTTGATTATACCCATCTTCTATTGCATTTAGAGAAATTATATATTTCTTTTCTATATCAAGAAGTTTATTATAATCAATATTTTCAAATACCTCTATTACTTCAACATTAAATTTAGACCCGTCATTAAAAGACCTTTGCATATGCTTATTTGAGTGACCTCATTTATTAAGATCATAGTTATGCCTTCTCACTCGTACTCTCAAGTTAACAGCAGATCCTATATAGATCTTACCATTATCAACATTAATTAATTTATAAATTCCCGGTAATTTTGGGATTTTTTTGTAGTCAGAAATATCCATACTACAAAGATAATAAAACTTTCAGGCTTTTCCAAATTTATTTTCATAAAAATGTACTTCCCTTCCGGGGAATAGTCGTTGAACGTTCTCCATTTTAAAGGAGCTTCGCTGCTGATCGCCTAATTCTATTGATTTTAAAACATTCACATTTATCTTTTCAGATTATGTTGTAGTTCAATAGACTATAAAGGTTTTCCAGCAATTAACCTGATACTGGCTATTTTACTTAACCAGCTCCATTCGCAAGCTTCTTAACGTCTCCATCGGGATCAAAGTTTTTACCCATAGGAGTCTTCTTATACAATATCGTTGCAAGCTTACTTGCGATCTCCTCAAGAGCAGTTGTTGTATCCAAAGTGATATATGGATATGTGACACCCTGTTTCTCAAGTTGTGTAATGACATTTGTAAGTTCTTCAAAACTACCTACTTTTATTGTAAGACCTCCGACATGATCACTTCCGTTCTCAAGATCTATCAATAAATTGTTTGGTAATAGACTTAATACTGTTGTTTTCCCCTGTTTAGGTTTAGCATACAGTATAAGTGTTTTAGGATCGTTCGTCAATGGTACTTTCGGTGTTGTAGGAAATACTAATGTTCCTTCACTCATTTTCTCTTCATCTCAATTAATTCATTCCGTTACGTACATATTGGTACACCTTTTCAAGCTCCGCTACGTCACTTGCTTTGGGCATTTCGGTAAAATTACCTGTAGCCCCATCAAAAAATAATGGAATACGTATGTTAGCATCTCCATCTCTACTCTTAAGGATCAAAAGCATTCTGAAATGATCCTTTAAAAGTTTGACATTATACCCGTTTATCTCATCGATCTGATATCTATCAGGAGCAAAGAGTCCGAATATATTGTCTGCATCTCTCTGTGTTGACTTGTTATCACCGAGACCATCCATTGAGGGTTCAAGTTTCTCAATTATAGACTGTCCTCGGAACGTGAACTGTTTCTTCTCTTTCTCAGCAGCCTGTTGCTGTACAACAACAAATATTGTCCCGTACTTATTACGCAATTCTACTCCGTATCTTGCTGAGAATCTACCTATCGTATCGTACAGATTCATACCACTCTCAGTATCAAGAAGACTTATGTGATCTGTTATACACATCACATATTCGTTCGGATCGTTAGGAGTATATTGATCCTTCACGGTCTTCAAATTTCCATCCTGCAAGAACTCCCTTGTTGTCCAAATACCATTCTCCTCATGATATGTCTTCATGTACTTGAAGATACCTGTAGGATTGGATACATTATCAATGATCGTTACATATTGTTCAAAATCACTGAAGTATTCCTTTGCCTGTTCTATTTTTTCAAGAACATCATCAGGAAGAAAATAACCATTCTTACCTACAGACCTCAATTGCTTGACAGATATTCTGAGTCTGAAATTCACCCATAGATAATACGACATCATTGACATCATAAACTTCTCTCTTGTTTCCTCAAGACTGAAATAGAATATTTTCAATCTTATGTCAGAATCAGGATTATTTTTCACCCATGAAATAGCATTCATCACATATAGGAATCTTGCAAGTTTTGATTTTCCGATTCCACTATTTGCAGTAATAATATCATATGTAGCTCTTTCTATACCGGGGAAAAACTCTGCTCCCCGATCAAAAGGTAAGGGGATACAATTAGCATGTCCTTCTATGACACGTTCACGTCTTTGTTTTATCTTCTCAAGAGCAGTATCATACGCTCTCTCCCCACTCTGTTGCGTCCCCATCGATTATTTCCTCTTCTGTATGTGCCTCGCATAAAGATGCAAGTAATGAATTGTTATCCTTGTAGATCAGATATTCAGCAGTCTTCATGAACTGGAATTGATTCCTTGCCTGTTCATCGACATACTTTTTAGCTACTTTAAGAATAAGTTCATTTTCATACTGTGGAAATTCACGCTTGAACTTACGCATCTTGCGTATAATGTTCGTCATTGTCCCTCTGACAGGTTGGGAACCACCTGCCTTCACTCCTTTAGGAAAGTATTCCCTATATTCATTACAGAGTTTTTCTACCTCTTCTGAGACAGGTACCTTTACCGGTCGCCTACTGATATCATGGAATATCCTTGGTACCAGTTTTTCACCTTCCTCTGTAAGTTTGCCTGAATCTGTTATCAGACCTTTTGATATCATGAAAGATGTATTACACATCGTCATGATACTTGTATCTTCACCATTAAGTAAAGCTTTCATTAAAAAAGCTTCGTTGGGTGTAAGATCACTCTTCCTCAATCTCTCTTCGTCTACACCTATTATCATTCCTTAAGCATTTTGATACATTCATCCACATTTCTGCATGTATGTACCGTAAATTCCTCAAGAGGTACATCCTGTACCATCTTATCAAACCATTTCTCCTCTTGTGTCCCTAACGTAATGAGTATGAACACTCTACCTCTTTTATTGCCGTTCTTACGCAGACGACCTATGCGTTGTATAAAATCTGTCAATGTTGAGTAATAGGACATCTTGAACACGTTATCTGCACGCTTCAGATTAGCCCCCTGTTTCAACATTTTAAAAGAACCGATCGTCCTTATTCTTCCTAAGTCAAAGTCACTTCTGAGCTTAAGGTTTATCTTATCCCTTTCAGGTTTTGACTCTCCCTTCCTTGCTGCTCTTACAACATTTTTAGTGACTTTTTCAACCGTAGCAAGATCATTACCGAATATGATCGATTTACCTTTTGTAGCTTTCAATAACTTTTTTACTACTTCTACCTTTGAAGGTAAAGAGTAAAGGAATCTTGCCCTATTTGCTGCTGCAATTCTGACAAGAAAATCCTTTCTTGAGTAAATAGCCTTACTGAAAGCTTCATTCAAATAGTTATACTGACGTTGTTCAGTCGTCATAAAAGGTTTCTTCTTGGTCCCACCTTTTACACTCTTAGTAGTAGGATCAAGTCGATGATAGATCAGATACAGATTAAGTTTTCTTGCTGTATCATCCTTCTGTCCGGAACCTACATCATAGGTATAACATACCGGAGCAATACTATCTAAAAGTACTTCTTTACTTATCTCTTCTCCCTCAATATTATACGTTTGAGACGACTTAACAGTTGCGCTCAAACCCAGTAATTTACTGAATTTATTGCGAAAATAGAACTGTGAATATACTGGTGTCAAAGAGTCGTGTATCTCATCTGAAACTACAAGATCCCATTTTGTTCTCTCCCATTTACAGGCAGATTGATAACAGGCAAAAGTGAGGTCGATATGAGTTAAGATATCTATATTGAACACCTTTTGATAATTCTCAATATCTTTCTTCAGATCAACCTCTCTCTGTGTAGTTTCTGCAAGAAAAAGCACCTTGGCTCCCTTCTTCTCCTTACTCATTGCATCCAATGCAACGAATGTCTTTCCCATTCCTGTGATCAATTCGACAGTACCGATGTGATCACTTTCTTTCCAAGCAGATGCAGCTTCTAACTGTATCTCCCGCTTCTTCTCATCAAGCTTCATTTCGGTGCAGCGTGTTTGACAATGAATCCTTTATTCTTATACTCATCATCACAATAATGATTCCATGACCTGTTTTAGCCTTCTCATGGTCTTATTTATCAAATATATTACCTATGGACATCACAATAGCCCCTATTATCATAATAATAGTAGCTACTGCAAATACAGGTAATCCTATGCAATACCAAATAAATCTCCAAATATTACTCATTTCTCTTTGTTAAATGCAAAATCATTAAATATAGACCTATCATATCAACACCTGTTAACAATACAGAACCGTATATGTAGCACAGTTGATCTATCATTCTATATTATTTGTAACAGATGTAAATGTTTTACCTATTAAATGTTCTATAATTTTTTCCTGCATGATATTTAAAGTTTATCGAGTATTTTATTACACTCATTAATATAATATTTCTCATTAATATCAAACGGTCCATTAAATGCTCGATTGAATATTGTGACCTGATAATTAGCTTCAATAAAAGATTCACGTGGTTTCTCTATCACTACATCATCTGTAAAATGAAAGAGATCAAGTTGTTGAGGATTATTCTTCCTGTAATTCTCAATAGGATCCTTACCCTCAAGAGGTGGTAATATCTTTTTAAGATACACACCATTATTCGATACAAAATACCTATTTGTCTTAGGTAAAGACGTATTGATAAGTTCATTACCTATCAATTGCTGAGTCTCGTATTTAGCATCTCCTCTTGCTCTTACTGAAGAACAAAAATCATATATACCATGAGCATCAACACCAATATCATCATAATGATCGATATTCATATGATTCCTTATGGTATCCTCAGGAGGTATTTCAAACAAACATGCTCTTGCTACAGCAATAGAGACTATTCTATTGGAATGATCCTTATGCCAATCTTTGTCTATCTCATAAGTACCCTTGTACTTGTGTTTGACAATATCACCATTGGAATCGATTATCTCCGCAAGATAATTATTGACATTTGAAAAG